GCCACATGGTCCCGCATCCGCCCGGGAAACTCAAAGCCTTCCTCTTTCAGCTGATACAGCAGCATCTCCACCCGTTCCGCCTGTTTGGCAAGTTCCCCCGACGAAACAACTCTGGTGTCCCGGTTTGCGTAGATCAGGCGAAGCTCCTGGAGCGCAGCGGAACCCTCTGTCCGCTCCCGGATACAAGGGACTGCCCGCAGGTCCTCCCGCCCTTCCTTCACCAGCTTCGCCAAAGCCATCCGGCGGCGGTGGCCCGACACGATGACCACCCGCTGGGGGTCCTTGTCGGAGGTACGCACCCGGAGGGGCTGCTGGAGGCCTACCACCTCAATATTGGCGGCCAGTTCGTCCAACTGGGTCAGCTTGTAGAAGTTTCCGGGATCGCTGTCAATTTTGTCAATGTCTATGTACTCAATTCGTTCCCGCTCATCGGCAGGCGCGGTGTCCAACTTGGACACATCCTTCAGCAAATTTGCCAGGTCGAAGCCCTTCTTGTCTGTCATGCTGAAACGCCCCTCTCTATGTACTCCCGGACAAACCGGCGGTAATCTACACCGGCGGCGCTTTTGGGGCTGGTTACCAGCAGAGGCTCCTGAGCGAAGGTCATGGCATCCACCTTGTCAGTGCGCCGGATGTGGTGGTACACCGGCAGTCCGCTGGCCAGCAGGGTGTCCTCTGCATCCACGATCTGGTCGCTGCGGTACCACATGGTGGGCAGACAGCCAGACAACCGCAGGGAGGGGTTAATTTTACGCATGTTGGCGATCTGCCGCATCAGGTTTCCCATCCCCCGCAAGGCGAAGGCGTCCAGCTTGATGGGGATAACCACATCGTCCGCCGCGATGAGCGCTGCGGCGCTGGCTGCGTTGAAGGCCGGCGGGCAGTCCACGATACAGTAGTCATACCGGTCCCGGGCGGTCAGTTCCTGGACCATCTCCCGCAGTACCGAGGCCCGGACGCCCTGGAGTTCCACCTTGGTCAGGTCCAGGTCCATCAGCTCCTCGGAGCCGCACAGCAGGTCCACCCCGGGAAAATTGCTGGTCTGGACGCAGGCTGCGGCGAACGGGCCGCCGTCCCCGTCATGGCGGAGCGCATCTGCAAGGCTCCCCTTGACCGGGTCGCCGCCGAAGAACTCTGTGGCGTTGCACTGGCTGTCGGCGTCTACCAGTAGCACCCGCTTGTGGTAGTCCTTGGCCAGGATGGCCGCCAGGTTGACAGCCGTGGCCGTCTTTGCCACACCGCCCTTCAAATTGAGTATCACGCTTGTCCTCATTGTACTCGTCCTCTCATTTTATGTTTTCGGCTCCGCACCGATATGGTCATATTCCTCCTCCCAGGGCAGCGGCTCGCTGCCGGGGAGCTCGTAAAATGACGCCTGCTTGTATTCCGGCTCCTTCCGGGTAGCCACCGGCCGGTCTGAGCGCAGTTCCGGAGAGAAGCGTTGAGTGGCTCCATCAAAAACGATTCCCCACTGCCCTAAGAGTCCCAGCTTGTTCTTGGCGATGGTGAGGTGGCGCGGCGTCTTGCTGCTGGTCTCGTCTTCACGCCAAATGAACAGAATCACGTTGGCATCCTGCTCAATCTGGCCGCTCTCCTTCAGGTCCGCCATGAGGGGGGATTCCCGCTTTCCCTTCTGCGAAGGCCGGGACAGCTGGGCCAGCGCAATGACTGTAATGCCGTTGTTACGGGCCATATCGGCCAGCGCCCGGGAGATGTCAGCCACCTCATCCTGCCGGGTTCCCCGGCTTCGGGTCGCCGAACGGATCATCTGAAGATAATCGGCATAAATCACATCAAATTTTTTAGCATGGGTCCGGGCAATGATGTCGTTCACGGTCATGCCAGCGGCATCGATGATGGTGAGCCGACGCTTGACCAGTTCATCGTTACTATCAGCCAACAGCGTATAATCCCGCTCGTTTAGTTTCTTCCGCAGGATATTTCGCAGCGGCACGCCCGAGAGAGACGCCTTGAGACGGGAGAAAAGAGTGTTCCGGTCGTCCTCCAAGGTGAAGTAACCCACGTTTTTGGCCTCCGCCTGGGCATAGGCCATGTGGAGCGCCAGAGCGGTCTTGCCGTCTGAGGGGCGGCCGCCCAGCACCACGAACATACCAGGCCCAACATCCAGGCTTTCATCCAGGAGAGGGAACCCCCAGGGGAGGTAGTCCGGTGTGCGGTCCAGGAAGTCATTAAACTCCGATGCGGCTTTTGCCATGTCCGCCTCATCGTCCCGGCCCCGGTCGGACAGAAGGTCCAAGCCCTGCTGAAACAGGCGGCCCATTTCTTCCAGCGCCGGACTGGCTGTGATCTCCTGGCCAATACTGCGGCCCTTGGCCTTCAGCGTGTTCTCCCGGACCTGCTCCATGTATAGCTCCACATTGGCCGATGTGGGGGTGGTGTCCATCAGCTGGATTGCGTAGGCCTGCAGCTGCGTATCTTCTGGCGATGCATCCTGGCAAACCAGCACCGGGTCAATCGCCTGGTTAGCAGCAAAGCGGGCTTGGAATGCTCGGAAAAGCCGGCGGTCCGCCTCCAGGAGAAAATCCATCTCGGTGAGGTTGGCCATGACCAGCCCTGTCACCTTGGGGTCTATGAGCATGGAGCCGATGACCGACTGCTCCGCCCAGAGGTCGCGGCCATAGCTCGTTGTCTCAGCGGAATCCACAGTCACCACCTCCTTGCACAGCAGGAGCAGGCAGGGAAGCCACAGAGGGCTTGTCCTCGTCCTCCCAGCGCCGGCCGTTGATCCAGGTGGCGGGGTATGGGATACCCTGGCCACCCTCCTCCCGGATCTTCCGCTGCCACTCCGGGCTAGCCAGCTGACGCTGGAGGGCGTGACCCATCACCGCCAGCAGCCTGTCGTCCGGGTGCAGTAAGTCCCAGGCGCGTATCGCCGCCTGTTTGGACTTCTTGACGGGATACATCCGCCAGAAGCCCTCAAACCGCTCCGGTTTCCAATCGGGAGCGTCCTTCGCCTTCCGACGTCTGCGCTTCTTCTCTGGCGCACCCCCCACTGGGGGGCTTTGAGGGGAATTATCTGTTTGGCTGCTATCTGGGTTTATATCTGGTAATGGTGTCCCCGTTTGGTGAAATGATTGTCCCCGTTCCGTGTCGTGCATTTCACCGTTTGGTGAAATGCATCCAACCACTTCGGTGGTACGCTCAGTAAAATAAGTCAGCGCTTTATCAGAGAGAGAATACCAGCTTGTTCTATCCCGCCTGTCCTGATTGAAACAGCCCGTCAAAAGCAGGTTGTTATTCTTGCAGGCGGCAATGATACGCTCAATCTGCCGCCTGCTCCAATACGGATGTGCCTCGCAGAAAGCAGCCAGAGAATTGAATGTCCAGTATCTTCCCTCATAGAAATTCTTCTCATAGGCTTTGTTATGCTTGAGCCAGAAATAGATGTTATGTAGGAAAACCGCAACATCCACCCCATACTTTTGGGCCAGCGCAGGGTTAAAATGATGGTCTGGCATACGAATTATCTCACCGCCCCCCTGTCTGAGCGTGTCCGGCTGACGATCCCATCTACCAGGCACACCGCCACGTCGTTGGTCAGCCGCACCCAGGGCCACCGGACCGGATTATCCCAGTCCTTGGGATCTGGCATGTCGTACTCCTCTGCCACCCGGAAACCCAGGCGGCGCAGGATCACCCGGCGGGCCGCTGGGGTCAGGCTGTCACCGGCCAGGCAGTCCGGGTATCCGCCGCCGTGGTCAGCTAAGAACAGCACTTCAGTCCTGGCCTGGGCCAGCTCCCACTGTTCCCGTAAATTTTCTGGAATCATGCCGTACCCCCCTTGTCAAATCCAGTTTGTTGTGCTAGAATAAACATGTCCTTATTGTACTCTTTGAGTACGAGTCCCGTGTGGCTGCACTCGCAGTCATGCGGGATTTTTTCATTTTTCCTCATACAGACCAAACTGAATCACCTCCGACATAGTGAGGTCGAACCACTGCTTATCGACCTGTAGGATCGGCTGTCCGGCCGCTGCGGAATAGTACGCTGTGTGCGGGATCTTCTGCTTGTCAAGCCAACGCAGCCAGTAGGCACGGCCGTAGCGTTCAAAGAGCGCTTGATAGATCGAGGGGACCTCATAGCCCCTGGATCGAATCAGTTTGACCAAGCTGGTTTTGGTCGCCTTGGGCAAGATCCTTTTCTCCATCAGCATACCTCCTCCGGTTCTTCGATACGGATAGTGCCATCTCCCTGGGTGACGGCGTAGGCCGCACGGCCATCCGTCAATCGGACCAGCCAGACACCGGGCCTGTCGGGGACACAGGTAGCTACTGTCCCTTGACCGAACCATTTGTCTAACTCTGCTTTTACCTGCCTCTCTGTGACAATCTCCTGATACATGCTCAGTCCCCCAGTTCCCATATTTTGATGCTGCCATCCTCCAGGAGCATGGCCACGGCGTCGGTGCCGTCGGTCAGCCATGCCCGGAAGCTGCGTTTGCCTAACTGCTTTACCTGCCAGAGTTTTTCCGCGCCATATTGCTGCTCCAGAGACTCCCGGATCCGGACGGTGGCAGCTGACGTCTCCATACATACGGCTATATGTCACCCCTCCGCTTGAATATCGATGTGGGTAAGGAGGATATTATCCAGCAGGGCCGTCTGCTGGCCCCAGTGTTCAAACTCACCGTCTCCATCCCGCTTATGAACCTTCAGATGGTAGGTTCTCGCCAGGGTGGTCAGACTGTTTCTGAGCAGAATTTCGCTGTTACCGTAACTGGTAGTAGAAGCGGAGGTAATATCGGTGTCCTCTGGCAGCTTGTCCAATACGGCCAATAACTTTTGGAGCCGCTGTTTACACTCCGCTGCGGTCATAGCCCGCACCTCCCTAAGTACACTGTCAGAGCCAGCAGGAATGCTGCAGCCGACATTGCCAGCACGCCCCACTCTATGGCCTCATACAGCCAGGGGTGGGCTTTTTTCAGCTTCTGCCACATGGTCACACCATCCCCCTTCCGTTGACGATGGCCTTGGCCACCTGGTCGGTCTCGTACCGGATACTGCGGCCGACCCGCACAGGTTCCACATCTACGGTGGCCAGCCAGGACCGGGCCGACTTCGGAGAGCCATAGCCCAGTTCCTTTGTCAGGTCCACAATGGTCATCATCCCACCGTACTGATCCCGGAGGATCTGACGTTTTTCTTTGATCTCGCTGTAAAGACTGCTCATATCAACCCTCCTTCATGACCTGGGTCTGCTGGCCACAAAAGATTTCTAGCTCCAGACCGGACTGAATGATCTCCCGAAGGTCGGCGACGATGGCGTCAAACTCCGGGCGCTCCCGGTCGTCGATGCGCCCGTCCTCAGCAATCACCATGAGTTGCTCCAAGCGGCCCTTCTCATGGAATCGGCGCAGGCGGTTGTAGATCCGCAGGGAGGTTTCCATCACGCTGCGTTCCTCTAGGGGTGGAATGACGCGCTTCGTCAGCAGATTGGTTTCCTGCAGGTGCTGGAGCGCCAGGCGCTGGGCGTTGTAGCAGATCACCATCTGTTCCACTACGTCGCCGGCCGGGATCCTGCGGCCCGTCTCGTAGGCCCGGATGCTCTCCACGGAGACGTTCAGCATTTCCGCTGCCGCTTCTTGGGTGTAACCAGCCGCACGACGTGCGGTTTTGTAAATATTTCTGAAATTTTCCGGCATGGACTTTCACTCCTTTCTGATATATGGTCAGGCTGTCAGCTGGCCTCGCTGGGCGGTTCCCGGCCTAGTACGGTATCAACAGAACAGTTGAACAGGGCAGCCAAGGCGAGCAGGTTGTCCGTTCCAGGCAGATGGTAGCCGCGTTCCCACATTGCTACAGCAGCCGGAGAAACACCTAGTTCTGCGGCCAGACTACGCTGATCCATGCCTCTGGACTCCCGGAGCCGCACCAAGGAAACCAGCGGGGGCAGTTTGATTCTCTGCGACATTTTTACACCTCCTTCCAGATTTGGGCTTGCTTAGCTACGGTAAGCATGGTAAAATGGATGCTATAATGGGGTGGTATAAAAATGCTGTTATCTCCCGAGCAAATTGAATTGCTATCTTGGCTGAATGAACAAACGGAGCAGCTGTCCTGTTGGAAGATGGGGAAAATGAATGCTCCCAGCTTTACACGTCCACGGGTAGAAAAAATGTATAAGTCTGGTCTGCTTGACCGGGATTTTGGATTCAATGAAAAAGGAGAACCTTTCGGAAAATACAATATCAGTGACAAGGGCAGGGCTGCACTGCTAGAGGCCAAGCAAATATCCGACCAGCAGGCCCAAGAAAAAGCACAGCAGGAGGAAAGCCTGGAACTTCAAAGAAAACAAGCCTGTATTGCAGAGAAAACTTATAAAGCCGCTGTTGTCCAGACTGCTATTTCTCTGATCTCCTTTATCCTCGGGCTCCTTGTTGAGCATTACACTGGGTTCATCAACTTCTTTTGTGAACTTTTCCCTTGATACCCAATTGATTCGAAAATCAAAATCCCCTTCGTCGATTACGTCATCGTATACAACGCAACGAATCCCTGTTTGCTCGGTCAGCCTTTTCTCAAGCATTTCAATTTGCCCATTGTCCATACTTGCATCCATTGGCAAGTGGAATATCAGCAGCTGTGTATCTTTTGGAACAGCAAACATTTTTTTACCTCCTTTTGTTTGTTCGCATTTCTGGCTATCACTTTAGCTACTGGTTTACCCTTTGAACAGGTTGCTGGGCTACCGCTTGCCATGGGTAAATCATAAATCCTAAATTTAGAATTGTCAATATTGAAGTTCTAAATTTAGTTCTTTTGTTTGTTGTGTACATTTCTTTATTTAAGAGGAGTGATACCCCTTGGATAAACGACTTTTTGTGCAAAATGTAAAGATGTACTGCCAACTGAGGGGTGTAAAGCCGACTGTAGCTGGTCGCGAAAGCGGGGCTGGCCCTAATTTTGTAAACAATGTTGAAGCTGGCAGCATCCCTTCGGTGGAGAAAGTCCAGCTTCTGGCCCAGTACCTCGGCGTGACGACTAGCCAGCTGCTGGGGGAGACTGGCCCGGAGAACCTGGCAATCCAGGATCAGCCGTACCTGGTTATGAGATACAACAGCCTCCCCCCGAAGGTCCAGGAGGAGGTCATGGCGTTTATTGAGTTCAAGGTTGCTCAGCAGGCAGAGAAAAAATAAAGTGTCCAAGTTGGACACAAGAGAGAGGAGATAACCATGTTATGGGATTGTTCTCAGCGTTATTCTCGCATAAAACCCCCATTCGCACTTCCTCTGTTGTGTCCTGTCCTTAT